CTATATTAATGCAAAAACAAAAGTTCGAGTTAAATGTAAAAGATGTGGATTTGAATATGATGCAGACCCACGACAGTTAATTAAAGGCGATTCTGATGGATGTAAACATTGTAGGTATATGGCTGCTGGTAAAATAAATGGTTTGATTGGAGGTAAACATAAGAAATATAATATAACATCCGTTAAACAAATGATTGAATCAAATGGAGAATATGTATTGATTTCAAATACATATACCACAGTAAAAGATAATTTACGGGTAAAACATCTTGCCTGTGGAAATGAATTTGATGTTTGTTTAGATCATTTTAAAAATGGGACACGTTGCCCTTATTGCTGTCATAACCCTGTTCTAAATACAGAGATTGTTAAAAAGAGAGTGGATGAATTAACTAATGGTGAATTCATTGTAAGTGGGGAATATATTAACGCAAAAACGCAGATTGGAATGTTTCATACAAAATGCCAAAAATACATTAATGTTGTTCTTGATTCGTTTTGGAAGAAACCGTATTGCCCATTTTGCGGTTCTTCAAAAGGAGAACAGAAAATTGAAAAGTATCTAATTGAACATAATTTGTCTTATAAAAAAGAGTATACTTTCGCAGATTTTCTTAGTTCAAAGGATAGACATTATAGGTTTGATTTTGCGATATTCATTAATGATAAAATCCTTCTTGTGGAATATGATGGAGAGTTTCATTTTGAAAAATTTTATGATGAGCAGAATTTTGAACAGCAGCAAGAAAATGATGATATAAAAAACCTGTATGCGTTTGACAATAATATACCATTACTTCGTATCCCTTACACTCAATTTGATGAAATAGAAGAAAAATTGGAGGTGTTTCTAATAAAATATGCTTGAATGGTACAAATATACAGATAAAGAAAAGGATGAATTAGTAAAATCAATTGTTATAATTGTTGATTCCAGAGAAAAGCGTAATGACCATATTCTGAATTGGCTGGACGCTAAGAAAATTCCGCATAAAACAAAGGCATTGTCAAATGGAGATTATAGTTTCTATGTCCCGGCGAATCCAGACCTGAACATTGACCGTGATCTGTTTTTTGATAAAGAAATCATGGTAGAGCGGAAAGGTTCACTGGAGGAATTAAGCGGGAATTTTTCACAACAACGTGCCAGATTTGAAGAAGAAATGGCTACATATTCGGGTATTAAGTATCTTTTGGTTGAAAATGCGAACTATCAGGATATTATAACAGGGAAGTATAATACTAAGTTTTCATCTAAGGCATATCTTGCCAGTTTGCATACATTTAATCATCGGTATGGATTGCAATTGATGTTCATGCCTGATCCGCAGTATACGGGTTACTTTTTATATGGTGTATTTACTTATTTTTTGCGACAAAAATTAAGATAACCCCTTGACAATAACCATAAAAACAAGTATAATGAATGGCGAGGATGAAAGATTCTCAATATCTTTTATCCATATAACTGGAAATACAAGAAAGGAGAGAACATGAACAATTTAAGTATGCCTGAACTTGTTGACTTTTTGAACCAATGCCGTGATTCCTACTATAATAAGGCAGAGTCAATTATTACAGATTCAGAATACGATTCCTTGTTTGACCAGTTGAAGAAACTGGAGGAACAAACTGGCATTGTGCTTAGTAATTCACCAACACAGACTGTTGGGTATGAAGTTCTAAGTAAACTGAAGAAAGTTCAACATGATATCCCGCTGCTGTCATTAGATAAGACGAAGAATGTAAATGATCTTCAGAACTTTGCAAATAGAGGGCAATGTATTCTGATGCACAAGTTTGATGGCCTGACTGTCGAATTGATTTATGATGATGGTAAACTGGTTCAGGCTTCTACCCGTGGTGATGGATATGTTGGCGAAGATATTACGCATAATGCCAGAACTTTTAAGAATATCCCTTTAACAATTCCATACCAAAGATTTTTGCGGTTGTCTGGTGAGGCGATTATTCACAAAGATGATTTTCAAATTATCAATGACAACTTACCAAGTGGAGAGAAACCATATGCCAATGCCAGAAATCTTGCCGCTGGTTCTGTCCGACAACTGGATAGCAAGATTTGTGCGGATCGAAATGTTGCTTGGATGTTATGGGATGTTCTGGAGGGACTGGATGATATCACGGATGATCCAGATAGTAGAGAAAGCAAGTTTGTAACCTGTAAGAATCTTGGATTTGATGTTCCATCTTATGTTTCTATTTTCAAAGTTGATGCAGATGTTATCCAACGATCTATTGACACCATGAAGCATGAAGCAGTCAAAGACGGTATTCCAATTGATGGTATGGTTCTAAAGTATGATAGCCTTTCATTTTCAAAAGAATTGGGAGGTACTTCGCACCATAAAAATGACGGGGTTGCTTTTAAGTTTGAGGATGAAAAAGCTAATACAATTCTTCGTGATATTGAATGGTCAATGGGACGTACCGGGCAGCTAACTCCTGTTGCAATTTTTGACCCGGTTGAACTGGATGGATCGACTGTCAGTAGAGCAAGCGTACATAACCTGAGTTACCTGAAAGATTATGACCTGAATATTGGTGATGAAATTTCCATTATGAAGGCCAACATGATTATTCCACAGATTTTCAAAAATCTTTCCGCTGAACAACGTCCTACAAAGTTAGGTGTTAAATTTCCTAAATGCTGTCCTGTATGTGGACATGATACTTGTGTAGAACACGTTAATAACACAGATACAGTTTATTGTAATAATCCAAATTGTGATGGCAAGAAACTCAGTTCTTTTGAGCATTTTGTTAGCAAACCAGCAATGAATATTGATGGACTGTCAGAAGTTACATTGGAACGATTTATCGACTGCGGATGGCTAAATGAATTCTATGATATTTATTCGCTTGACCAACATCGGAATGAAATTGTCAAAATGGACGGATTTGGTGTTCGTTCATATGAAAAGATGTGGAATGCCATTGAAGCATCAAAGAACGTAACTTTCGATAAATTTATTGTTTCGCTTGGAATTCCCAATATCGGCAAAACTGCATCAAAAGCAATTGTTCATTATTGCGGCAATGATCCAGATAAATTTGATCAATTAATTGCCGATGGATTTGATTGGTCTGTCATTGACGATTTTGGTCAAGTCACATCTGATAGTATTCAAAATTGGTTTTCGGATTCGCACAACGTAGAAATTTATAATAAACTGCGTGGTTGTGTTTTCATTCAAAATTTAGCAGCCAATGTTGAAACTAATAATCCGTTCTCAGGAAAGATAGTCGTTGCTACCGGGAGCCTTCAAAATTTCACAAGGGATGGAATTACACAGAAACTTGAGGAATTAGGTGCAAAGGTTTCCAGTTCTGTTTCAAAGAAAACAGATTATGTGATTGCTGGTGATAAAGCTGGCTCAAAGCTGACAAAAGCACAGCAGCTTGGTATCAGTGTACTTTCAGAAGATGATTTTCTGAGGATGCTGGCATGAACAAAGAAATGTTTGAGGTTTTCAAGTGTCTTTTTACTGTAACAGATTATAGCATTAATACTATTCTAATGAATGAATGGTTAGAAGCCCCAAGATTTGTTTTGGAACAGCAATACGTTGGACTACTCCAACAAGCAATACAACATAGAGAAAGACAACTTGAAGTGAAAATAAGCCGATATCAATATGTCGAAGGACGTTCAGAACCGTTGTTGTTGGATATAACATTTAGAAATTGGCAGTAAAAAATAGACTGCCATAGTAATATGACAGTCTATTTCTCCTATTTTGGATTAAATTGTAAGGCCAAGTTTCTCCGCAATTTCTTCAGGTGTCATGCCGGATTCTTTAGCGGCATTCATGACCGCCTTAATTTTAGAAGCCTTCGATGCACGGACTTTAGGGTTTAGAATCGCATCTTTCTTCTCCTGAAGTTTCTGAATGGATGCTTGATGTGCTGCGATCTTATTGTCGATTTCAGCAATACGTTCTTCAGTAGAACGGCGCACCATTTTCCGCTTCTCGTTTGTGGATTCTTGCGTTTCGACTTGCTTTTCAGTAGCCATGTTTTCAACTCCTTTAAAATTTGGTGACTGAATTATAACACAAATCGAAACGATTGTAAACACATAAGAAGTAAAAATTCGATTAAAAAGGATAGAAACATATGAAAATTTTAAGAAAAATTTCGGTGTTTATTTTGATTGTGTTCCTATCATTAACAGCTACAAGTTTTTGCATAGAACAAAATAATCGTTCCAATCAAGTTGATACCACTGAATATGATTTGCCTGACGATGAATTTGCTGATGTTGAACCTGTTATTGAATGTGATGATGTAGTTGTTTTGATAGAAGAACCAGAACAAACTACTGAAATTTCAGATGATGAATACGAACCAGAGGTAGTGATTTCTCCATTTTATGACATAATCGCAAGTTCAATTACAAATGAAGAAAAGGAAATTTTAGCACGATTAGCATTTTTGGAGGCTGGGAACCAGTCTTTTGAAGGACAGAAAGCCGTAATCGAAGTTGTCCTGAACCGTGTTTTGAGTGAAGAATTTCCTGATACAATTTATGAT